TATTGTTAAAATTATGTGGCATACATCAGTCCCACATTGCCACCAATAAAGTTGACAATATTAATACGCTCTTCAAACAATGTTAGATTAAAATTATAATCATAGATGCGCCATGTTGGTTTATTAACCGCAATAACTTCACCTGTCTGTGGGTCGCAAATTGACAAACTCTGTGCTAAAGGGTCTAGTGGTGGTATAATTGTCGTAAATTCCAACTCTATATTACTAAATCGGTTCATATTCATTGCACCCGATGGTTGTAAATCTGAAAGATTCGAATTAATACTAAAATTGTAGCAATAGAGACCTGGAGGCGCATTACCGGTAGTTCTGGTGTATTTTTCAATATAATTATATATACCTGCTGCTTGAATATTCTCTCTATAAGACCCATCTAACAAAACACCCATTGCTACCAATATCATCTTGTCATTTTCAGGCGAATAATTCGACGTAACTAAAAGACCCGTTAAATTGCCACTTGGATTAACACCGGGTCCAATATAAAATGGGATTTGGTTGCCTTCAGCATCCGTTCTATAAATTAGGAAATCGCCACCAGACGACGCTTGAACAACATCAAGAGGCATATAGTTATACGGCCAATTTGTGTAATTTGACCATTCATTTCTTAAATTAACATCACTTCTTTGAAAATAGAATAGCCAATTAGATATCATGCCAATTGAATCAAGCGACACTTTGTTTGGACCAGTGACATTGAAAAATCGCTGTTCTCTTACCTGTTTAATTAAATATTTCTGTTCTTCCAGCGCAAATAGGCGCTCTTCTTCATTGGATAAGAAGCAATATGTACAATTCAAATGAACATCGGCATTCCACAAGGTTCTAGTATCGGTATATGATGTTATTCCAAGTTCAATATCAGGTGGCGGTTGTAAGAAGCGATAAAACTGCATATACCACAAATTAAAATTAGGCGCAATGTATGGATAATTATATGTCGTATCAAATACATCACGGATTTGAAATAGTTCACTAATAGGTCTAAGCGTGACAACAATTTGTAGTTCATTGTATTGTAATGATGTCAATGGGAACGCCATTTGTGACTTGAGTCCAAACCAACTATTTAGAGGAACATATAAAATGCGGCCACGAATTGACGGTTCAGGACCAGCTAAATCAGGCGTATAAAATGCGTTAGGATACGAGTTGACACGTGAGCCTGAATTACCAGGATTATTCATTTCAGGCGTATTTCCAGACATTTCACCAAATAAATCTTTTTTAACACCGGTAAAGTCGCGCTGAACAGCTGCCAATAAATAGTCACCAGAATACTCCTGGAGTGTATAGTTTCCGCAAACAATACTTACCTTTGAAATCATTTTGGCGCCTAAATTATCAATCCATTTGAATTCGTATGGAGCCCAATCAGTATATGTAGTAGTGCCATCAGATTGAGCAACAGTTTGTGGCGGCATAATTGGACTCCAGATATTGGGCATTGCTATAGTTAAGTAACAATCCATGAGCAAGTCGGCATATCTTGGAACTTTAAATGTAAATGTTGATGGTTCAGATAGACGCAGTGTTTTAGAGCCATCAAAGTCAACACGGAACTTTTGTAGCCCAAAGTTTGTATATTGCGCATAAGTAGATTTAAAAAATGTTTTTGATGGGTTTCCATTTAGAATAATATTTTGCTGTCCAATTGATACTAGATTCATAAGTCCTCCTGGCATTTTAGTTGTTATAATAGTATCATATTATTTTTTTAACTAATTATTAGTTTATATATTAATAATGATTTTATTACATTTTATAACATTTTATTACATTTAAAAAAAAATATATTTATAAAGTAATATATAAAAGATGTCAGCAAATACAACAGATATAGTAGCCAAGTCACAACAAAATATACAAGATGCTATGAAAGGAATGAAAGATATGTCAGAAACCACGTCAATTACATTATTAACAATGCTAACACTAGCAATAATAGTTATCGCATTTCTGTATTATTTTTATTATACTGGAACGGGCAACTTTGGTGGAATAGCACTCATAATTATAATGACAATAATGTTTAGTGTTTTAGGTCAAGGCCTAATGGACAAAATGGGCGCAATTATTGGTGGCATACTTGGATTAATAATTGGCATTACAATATATGTAAATATGGCTGATAATATGCTTACACGAAATTGCCAGCTAATGGACGGTGTTTACGGTGACCTAAATACAAATATTATCTCTATAAATACTACGCAACCTAAATTTCAAAGCAATTTTAGAGATTATTATATTAAAACGGCTTACAATTGTTGTAGCGGTGGCAATTATACAAATGATTATGTATCCATGTGTACATTAACAGACATATTAAAGCAAGGCACAAGAGGTTTGGATTTTGAGATTTACTCCATTGATGACAACCCAGTAGTCGCAACTAGCACTTCCGACAATTATTGTATAAAAGAGACATTTAATTACATTAAATTTAGCGATATTATGGCGGCTGTAGTGAATAATGCGTTTTCATCTTCTGGTGCGCCAAACCCAGCAGACCCAATTATTTTCCACTTGCGCATCAAGAGCGAAAATCAAAAGATGTATAAGAATTTTGCGAAGATTTTTGAACAATATTCAGAAATATTGATGGGTAAATCATATAGTTTTGAAAATATGAAAAATAATGCTATAACCAATTATGGTGCGACACCATTGTCCGCATTAATGGGTAAAATTTCGATTATTGTAGACAGAAGCAATTTGTCGTTTTTAGAGTGCCCAGAATTCTACGAGTATGTAAATATGACAAGTAATTCATTATTTATGAGAGAACTAACATTTGATGATATTAAATACAATTCAGATATAAATGAGTTAATACAATACAATAGGTTATGTATGACAATTGGTATTCCAAATCCTGGTTCAAATCCAAGTAATCCTAGTTCCATTGTTTTACGAGAGACAGGGTGTCAAATGTTGGCAATGCGTTATTCATATGTCGATTCAAATATTGAGGAAAACGAGGCATTCTTTGATGAAAATAATAGTGCGTTTGTTTTGAAGCCATTGGCACTACGATATACACCTGTAACTGTTCCAGCACCACCGCCACAAGACCCAGCATTGTCGTATGCGCCACGCACAGTTAGTTCTGATTACTTCAGTTTTAATATTTAATATTTAATTTATAATATTTATTTTAGACGCAATATTTTTTATAATATTTTATACACAATATTTTTTACAATGTTTTATTTTACAAAAAATTATTATCATTATATATTAAGACTATTATATAATGAAAAAAGAAATTTGTGATAAAACCATGAAGTTTGAAGACTGTGAATTAGCAATTCTTCGTAGTGCGGTAGACAAAGCCGAAGAACGACAGGGACGAAAATCCGCAAATTCACCGGAAATTAAACGAATCATTACGATTGTTGAGAATTTTATTCGCAATAAGAAGTTAATTTGTTATGGAGGAACAGCTATAAATAATATATTGCCAAAACAAGACCAGTTTTACAATAAGGATGTTGAAATTCCTGATTACGATTTTTACAGCGCAAATGCTTTAAATGACGCAAAAGAACTAACAGATATTTATGTCAAGGAAGGATTCATTGAGGTTGAAGCCAAATCAGGGCAACATTATGGCACATTCAAAGTATTTGTGAATTTTATACCTGTAGCCGATATTACATTATTACCAAAGGAGCTATTTAATGCGATTAAAAATGAATCAATTCGAATATCTGGCATACTTTATGCGCCACCAAATTTGCTACGTATGGGAATGTATTTAGAGCTGTCGCGCCCGGCAGGCGATGTGTCGCGTTGGGAGAAAGTATTGAAACGCTTGACTCTTCTTAACAAGCATTATCCATTAAGTACAGCAGAGTGTAAACACATTGATTTCCAGCGTAAAATGGGTGAAAATGAAAATGTGAATAAAATTTACGATACTGTTCAACAAACATTGGTGGACCAAGGTGTTGTCTTTTTTGGCGGTTATGCGCTGTCCATATATGCTCAACATATGCCACATCATTTGCGTCGCCAATTGTTGAAAATACCCGATTTTGACGTGTTATCTGAGGAACCAACTGTGACTGCTCAGATTATTACAGAACGTCTTCATGATATTGGTGTCAAGAAAGTGAAGATTATTAAGCGCCCGGCAATTGGGGAAATTATTGCGACGCATTATGAAATACGTGTTGGAGTCGATACAATTGCGTTTATCTATGAACCTCTTGCGTGTCATAGTTACAACATAATTAAGGAGTCTGGATACGATGTCAAAGTAGCTACAATTGATACCATGTTGAGTTTTTATTTGGCGTTTTTATATGCGAACAGACCATATTATGATAAGAATCGCATACTATGTATGTCCAAATATTTGTTCGAGGTTCAGGAGAAGAACCGATTGTCGCAAAAAGGTGTATTGCGCCGATTTTCAATCAATTGTATGGGTCACCAGGAGACAGTAGAAGAAATGCGTGCTGAAAAAGCGGAGAAATTTAAGGAGCTTAAGAACAAAAAAGGTAAGCCTGAATATGATTCCTGGTTTTTGCGATACAGACCAACAGATTCTAAGACAAAAGGACACGATAAAAAGGATGATAGTAAAACGGATGGTAAAAAGGATAGTAAAAAGGATGGAAGTAAAGATGAAGAGGAAGAGAATGAGAAAGAGCCATCATCTAGTAAACAAAAGACTAAATCTAAGCGAAAGAGAGTAAAGAAAACAAAGAAGACTGGATTCTTTTTTTAAAATTTTTACACATTTTCTCATTTCAAACGCCAATTATTTACAAATCCTTTGTAAATAATCATTTATATATTTTTTTATTTTTCTTGTTTTATTCTTGTTTTATTTTTTGGAACATATTTTTCTGGTCTTTTATAAGCACCCTTATATATATATTTATGTATTTCTCTTTTGGTGTCTTTGTGTTTTGTTTTTCCGTCTTTGTGTTTTTTTAGATTTCCGTTTTTGTGTTTTGTTTTTTCGTCTTTGTGTTTTGCGTCGTGTCCCCCCTGCTCTTCCCTTGTCACAATTGTTAATCCAAATAGTGATTATATCTTCTGCTTTATTTTTATTTTCAGCAATAGGAACAAAAAAATTTAAAGGTTCACTTTTTTTCAACATGTCTATTTCATCTTTCAACTTGTATATTTTATCTTTCAAGCTATCTCCATCTTTTCCCTCATCATTCAACCTGTCTAATTCATCATTCAACCTGTCTAATTCATCATTCAACCTGTCTAATTCATCATTCAACCTATCTAATTCATCTTTCAACATGTGTTTGTATTCTTTCAAAATACGAATTCTTGCTTCAACATTTGTTGATGAAAAAAGATACTCAGATGCTGTCATTGTATCTGCTAAACAGATACTGACAGCTGTCAAAAATTTATTATATCCCCTACGTCGATATTCGTCATCGGTCCGAGAGAGAATATTAAAAGTATCATTTTCATTGTTTATAATCAAATAAGATACACATTCATTATTATTTAAAAGACAAAGTTTGAATGTTCCTTCACCAGGTGATGAGTCTATGGTTAGTTTTAATTCAGTACATTTTTCTTTTAATTTTTCATTTAAGTCCGAAATCAACGAATTTGTCTCAGGTGATATCTGAATCATATATATATATATATTATAAAACATTATTTATTTTATCTTAAAATAATTAGTTTGGCTCCACCTTTTAAAAGGTGGAATTAGACATGCTCATTCATCTGTAGTCTGGTTATAAACCGACCCTTATCCTGCTCCTCATTCATATAAATATTAATTATTTCAGCTGGTGAATAAAAATTATCATTTACTTGCTCTAATATAACAGGGTCAATATCTATTTCAAACAAGTGTTTATACATTTCCGAGATTATTTGTCGACTGGCATAAGATAGTTCTAATGTAATGTCAATACGCCCTGGGCGCTTCAATGCTGTATCCAAATCGTCATAATGGTTAGATGATATTATCATAATACGCCCTGGTGTTTCACGAATACCATCCCATAAATTCAAAATGTCATCCAATGTAATTGGTTCATCATCTCCAATTGTTTTTGGAATGATTGCTGTACTAATTCCTTTTTTTGTCAAATCATCCATTTCAGCAATAGTCTCAAGTAAATCACCCATATTGACTTTGGATGTCATTGTCATCTCATCTAAATGTAATTTTCGTCCAAGGCCAATATTAGAATTTAAATTAGTCTTGTTTTTCTTCTTCTCTCTATCCATTACAATATCCCCAATACAATCAATGTCCTCAAATACAATAATCTTTTTGTCAAATGTAATACTATGTCGTTTATTATCATCATTATAACGCTCTTCAAAAAAAATACTATCTAATTGTTTCTTTGTCTTGATTAATTTCAAAGATATACATATAATATTACGATTAGTATAAGTTGCTAGTGCTTTGATGAAGGATGTTTTTCCCGTGCCAGGTGGTCCATGAATACCTATTCCAAGTGAATATGGGATGCCCTTGTTATAATACCATTCTTTATTCTTTAAGAAGTGATTAATTTTTTCCATTGTATTTTTTTTATTTTCAAAGAACAAATTGTCAAATGAACGCGTGCTTTCAAACATTACTTCACCCCATCTTTCAGAAGGGCTATCTTCAAACTTAATATTTGTTAGTGTATATATAAACCGTTTATTTTTACGAGTTTGTTCTAGAGACGATAAATATTTTGATGTTATCTCTTCTACAAATTGTTTTATAGTTTCAACATCATTTTTATAAGAAAATAATTGGATAATAATTTTTTCTGTCTTTTGAATACTTGTTCTTTTTGAAGAACCATTTTTGTCATTATCACCGGAAGTTTCACTATCAATATATGTGTATGCGTATATTTCGTGTTTTTCTGAAATTAAAAATTTGTTTGTTTGATTTACTATATAAATACTCTTATCTTCTTTAGAAAGAGTATTATGTGCAACCGTGTGTTCTTTTATAGAATTAATAGTTTTGTTTTCCTTGACATTTTCAATAATATGAAACCAAATTGCTTTAAAACAGTCACTGAATGAAGATGTCTGATGTATATGATTATCAAAGAAATTGGTATTACATGATATTTTACCTTCATATTCAACTACATTTTTTTTTGTAAAATAATGTAAAATATATTTAAGGTTAAAAACGCTAATATCTAAATCTTCCAAAACATTATTGTTGAACCATTTGAATATGTAATTGATGCTTGTTAATAAAAATGTTAAAACAATAGTGTCTATAATTGGATTACCTGTTTTTATTTTTTCAAAAAGAATCATATTTGAGATATTTGATGATGCGTGGGTATTTATTTCCATTTTTTATTATAATACATTTGTTAGTATTATAATATTTAAGTTTGTTTTTTAAAATTTATTAAAATGAGACATTGACTTTGTTAAGAAATAATAAATGAAGCCAAATAATGCGCTGGTAAAAACTAATCCATTGAAATTATAGTTGCCGTCAACATTACACAAAAATGGCATATATTGGAATAGCAATTTGCGCATAACAGGCAATTGGAAGAAGAAATATAGCACTGCTAATAGCAACGGTGCTTGTATTTCGTCATAAGCTTTGTCCAATGAGTTGTTAATATTCTCTTCTTTATAAGTATATGTATTATCATCATCTTTAATATAGTCTGTCTGGTTTGGTTGGGGTGGTGGCACGTAATTTGCTTGTATAGCAGGGTCATTTACAATGGATTGGGTGTTTTGTGGAATGTCGCGACTTGGGAGCGATGTGGCACCAGCAATGCTAGCTTGTTGAAGACCATTGACAATTTGGCTGATGGTAGATTGGTCTAGAGACATGCCTGAGTTTTGGCTTAAGCCTTGCGATTGCGATTGTGAAGGTATTTGGGAATTATATTGCGGTGTTTGAGGTATTTTATAATTGCTCTCATTTGCGACTAAAGATATGTTGCCACCAATACTGCCACCACCTGCGGGGTCTGTTGGTAAATCATTGATGCTTGTTGTGTTTAGTTCTGCCATAATATATTATATTATATCTAAAGATAGTGGTAAATAAATATTTACGCAAATGATACTATTTTTTTCCCTTTTTCACATTGTTCGGCATTTTTTTCTAATTTATAACACTTGCCGTCAAATTTGTATATTTTGTCTTCTATTTCATCTAATGGCGGTGCTTTGGATACAACACATTTTTTACCACTACACATTTGTCTGAAAAAGGTAGCCAATCCTAAACCTAATAGAATTGACATTAAATATTTACCTGTTTCACTATGAACAAATTTTGATAAAGCCATTATATATTATATTTATATTTATATATAATAATGTATTTTAATCAAAAAAAAATAATTCCTATTATATTGTTTATAGCAGTTACATTGATTATAGGTATAGTTTTATTTATAATTAAATTAGTAACAGATAATGATGATTTAGTGGGTGTATGGAATGGTATTAGTATATATTCAAATAATGACTATTCAAACAATCATAATAACAACAATTTAAACAATAATAGTAATAGTAATTATTATAATGGCATATATACCGGTATAAAATGGCAATGTGTTGAGTTTGCTAGAAGATATTTAATAGTTACACACGGAATCACATTTAGTGACGTTACTAGCGCGTTTCAAATTCCAGACGCTAAATTTACTACATTAGATGGGAAACAAAATATTGAAGTTAGAAATGATTTACAGGTTGGCAGTTTAATTGTATGGCCAAAAAAATATATGACAAACTCAGTTGATGGACACGTGGCGGTTGTTAGCTCAATTACGCCAACTGGAATTACCGTAGTAGAGCAGAATTACAACAACAAAAATGAAATTAATCGGTTTATTCGTCGCGATGATATGCGAAATACAACAATTCTTACTGTGGAATTAAATTAGTTGCGAAAATAATATATATATATTGTTGGAAAAGGACTTAAAGACAACGACCAATAATAGTATGTAAAGGAGCAATATAATGCCTTTACATAAGCTCCTTTAGCTCAGTTGGAAGTCAGCACTCGACTGTTAGATTTATCAAAAATAAATGCGTATATCGAGAGGTCCCAGGTTCGATCCCTGGAGGGAGCGAATTTTATAATATTAATTGTAATATTATAAAACTTATTTATAATTTTAACTTGTTGTTCTTATTTGAACAGGCACTGTTTTTATTTCTAATGGGTTTATTGGGCACTCTATTTCGACTGGTTTAAACTGAAAGCACTGATTCGAGTCGTCTTTATATTGTGTTTTTAAATAATTAGACGGAGATGGATACATATATATAGTTTTAATCTCGGGTCCTAAAACATAGACAAAAAATAAACCAATAGCAAAACTTATTATAAATATTGGCATATTAATATAGTTGGATAACATTTATAATATATACATATTTTTATTTTACACCGATGAAGATTTAAATCCGCACAACCACCTTCGGTGGTTATACGTTTTAATTCATTTATCGGCAACGTTTCATTTGAATGATATAAATAGCACGCCAAAGGCGTGCGGATTTAAATTTTCAAAGGTGTATAATAATTTTTTATCTAAACCATCTAAGGTTTGCCATGCGGTCTTGTCATAATTGATAATATAAAGAGGCATTAGGGCGTATTAGGATTATACTCTGGCGAGTTTGGCACATATTGTTCATATTGTTGCGGTGGTGAAGTTGGATTATACTCTGGCGAGTTTGGCACATATTGTTCATATTGTTGCGGTGGTGAAGTTGGATTATACTCTGGCGAGTTTGGTTCATATACATACTCTTCTTCTTTTTCCTCTTCTTTTTCTTCTTTTTCTTCTTCCTCTTCTTCCTCTTCTTCCTCTTCTTCCTCTGGTTCTTCAACCAATATTATTGACCGTCTTGTTTTAGCCTTTGATTTACTTCCCAATTTATTAACTTTCAATGTCTTATTTTTTGGCACCCCTGTTCCAGGTCCAGGCCCAGAACCTTTAACAAACGCAACAATCTTGTCCTGATTACTAAACGTATATTCTAAATTATATAAACTATTTTTGCGCTGTCTTAATGTATATAACATTTGTTCAGGGTCATATTCAACCATATTTATCTGATATTTTAAGTCCTGAATCTCTTTAATTCGCGGCATCATTTCATTCTTATAAAAATTAACAGCTTCTTCTACAACATTCTCATTATCTTCTTCTAAAAATTGTTTCACCATATTTTTAAACTGTAATATATATTCTTTTCCAAACACATCAACAGACTTTTTCAACAATTCAGCTCTATCAGGATTATCATTGACTAGTATATTCTTTTCTATAATAGTTCCAGCCAATGAAGTATTTTGCTTTAATTCAGTATTTAAACTTTCAAATGTCTGAATCGCACTATCATCACCAACATATCCAAACATCATATTGTATTTTTCCTTAATAATTTCACTTTTTACCTTGTCTATTTCTTTGACAGAATTGTTAATTTCATTTTCATATGTAATATGAAACCCTTGATGAATATTAATATTTAAAGGACACGGAGCAGTTGTGTCACCACATTTTATTATATATCTTTTAGTAAATATCTCAGGTCTTGATATTGAAAATACCGTTCCTACATTTCGTTTACAATTGATACATTCAGCTTTAGGCAATTTAGCATATTCCATACGTTTTTCCTTTTTGCTCAAATTTCTATCCTTTAACAATGGATTAACAAATTTCTCTTTGTATGCGGTTTCATATCTATCTTTCATTTTATAAAATTCATTGACAGCTTCTTCTATAGATTTTTTGTCAGATTTCTTAGCTGTATTTGTATTTGTATTTGTATTTGCCATTATATCTGTCATTATAATTTATTATATAATTTATAACTATATAAATTTATTATAAATTTTAGTTCTGTAAATGTCCTGGTTATATATATTAAATTGCTACATGTGTTTTCTAATTTCTTCCAATTCAGTTTCCCAATGCGGTAACCCTGTGATTAACTCTTGCTGGGCTCTTAATTTAGATTGCTGGTAATTTCTGATTTTTGACAGTATATAGCGCTTCTTCTCATCTTCTTTCTCTTGGCGCTCGGCAGGTGTTAGTTTACCCTTATATTTATATAATAACAATATGCCTAAAATCACTAGAAACCCAATAAACATGCCCGCATTAAATAAACTATTGTGATGCTTTTCCTTGAATTGATGGCATTGTTTAAGCGTTTCATTTAAAAAGTATTTAACACCAGGTTCAGTCAATCTTGGTTTAGCATGTTCTTCATAAAAACTCATTAGTAATTTATAATAATTGCTTTTAAAAAACAAAAAAAAATTATACCAATTATCTATATATGGATATATATTTACAATCAATACTATTTTTCATTATATTAACTATAGTTTACTTTGTGGTATTGAAACCCAAACTAACAATTGACCAGCTCCCTGATTTTGATGCGGCAACTGGTCAGCCAAATATGGATTGTTTCAATGATTATAAGAGTTCTATTTTGCCTAAATTGGGGCTATACTTGTTAATCGTTTGTATTGTTCAGTTTATTCTAAATACAGCATACTTGAATGCCAAATGTGGTGGCACATCTAAGGACAATATAGGAACTGCCGCAATGTATACATTTTTCCCATGGACCTTCATTTTTGGCACTATGTTGGCTGTATTAGTTATTTTTCCTGGATTCAAAAGTGCGTTCTCTGATGTAGTTGGCTACTTTGCGATTTCAGGTGGCGCCAAAGAGATTTTTGATGATATTATGAATACTGATTTACAGAAGGAAGTTGATGTCGCAAAAGCACAAGGCAACCCTACTGATAATTTAGAAAAAGCAGTTAGAGCTCTCACAGAAATGGTTGATAATAACAAATCAATCTTAATAAATAAAATGACACCTGACAATTTTGCGGATTTCTGGAACACTATGACACCATTGATGAAGCCTGATATTAAAGACAATGAAGAAAAAACTAAATATTACAAGACGGAATTGTTGTCACTTGTTGTCTTGAAAGATAATATTGGTGAGGCGTTTTGGTATGTGTATACCGCAATGTTAATTGCTTCAGTTGTGTATTATAATTTGGCTAATGTTGGCTGTAAAAAGAGTGTGGCGCAAATTAAAGCTGGATATGATGACTATATACAGCAACAGGAAGCAATTGACCAGAAAACGGCGCTAAACACCTCCATCCAGGCGTCTTTAAGCTAAAATGAAATATAAAAGTGAATATATAATGAAATATAGAATGAAATATAAAATGTGAATATAAAAGTTTTTAATTAAAGCGGAACAATACGCGTTTTAATTAAATTAAGTCCAGATTATACAAAACTTACTCTTGGATATGCTAAATAATATAGAACAAATAAATACGACAGAATGCCTAAAAGAATCGACAGGAGCCAAACAGGCAATATTGTCTTGTTTCTGTAGCCAACACCAAATTCACGGATACTACCATCTTCTTTGTAAAAACATGCTGGTTTCATCATATAAATGAATCCAAATAATGTAATAAAAATGATTATAGCTACTAAAGTTACATTTTCTCTTATAAATGATTTTAACATCTCTAATATATAATTATTTAAAAACTTTTAGAGTTTTTACTTTTTGACTTTTTATTATTGTGCTTTCTGCTTTTTCTTCCTTTGCTGCCTTTGCTAGCGTTTCTTCCTTTGCTAGCTTTTCTTCCTTTGCTTCCTTTGTTGCTTTTTCTATGCTTACGTCTTGAACCACCTCTACGATTTTCATTGTTATCATTAACATAGTTAATTGAGTATGGGTCGTCAGCACTATCACTTCTATTTCGGTTTAATAATCCTGCTCCTTCTCCTTCTCCTGCTTCTGCTTCTGCTCCTGCTCCTGCTCCTGCTCCTGCTCCTTCTCTTGCTCCTTCTTCTGCTCCTTCTTCTGCTTCTGGCTTTTTTGAGTCATTATAAGCAGTAGCTCCTATCACTAAAGCAAGAGTAATAGCAGCAATAATCAAACCAATCAATTCTCCTTGCATTCTATGTTTTATATTACAATAATATTATTTTGTTTCACAATTGCCTGTTTTTTTACTACGATTAGAACCATTTGGACATTTAGGTTGTTTTGTATAAGGGTCACAATTGCCTGTCTTTTTGTTTCGACGAGTGCCTTTTGGACATCTGGGCTTCTTAGATTTGGATTTGGATTTTGATGATGATGACGATTTAGAAGACGATTTAGATTTAGAAGACGATTTTGATTTAGAAGACGATTTTGATGATGACTTGGTTTTTATTAAAGGAGCCAATGACAAATGTAGTGGAGATATTGGTCTTATTTCATCTTTTTTTGGCGATACAGGACTTTTGGCTTTTTCTTTTGGAATAGGTTTGTCTAAACCTTTCATTATTTCGGATATTTCTGGTTGATATTTGTCATACACGGTATTTTTGTAATGTAATATTGGCAACTGTTTGACTTCATATTTTTTATCTGTTTTAATAATGTCTAGCCAATTGTCACCATTTTCGTCAATTGGATTCTTAATAATATCAATATGTTTATATTTAGTTTCATTAAAGTGATAAATATTAATATCTCTTGGGGTTAATCCATAATTCTGTAATCTATATGGTTTGGCATGATAATGTGACAAATTATATTGAATAGGCAAATTATAGTATGAATTATTCACATATTCAAATAATGTCTCATTTGGATACTTACATTCGTTCTCAATGACATCGTGAATTTTTGATTTGTAAGTCTCAAATAACCTTTGACTTGGTTTTATTAACATCACGCCACCATTTATTCGCCCCATATCTTTACATTTAGCTATAACTTCCCGCGGATTATTTCTGACTTCATCATTAAACTTTACACGACGGTCACCAATATAATATGTTAGTACAGCTGGACTACGAAGACTAAAAATAGAGTCTATGTCTCTCATAATAACCATATCTGATTCAATAATACATACACTATCATATTTATTCAATGTGTATGCGAATATAAAGTTACATGTGCGTAATGTATTGAAATTTGAGTATCCACTTTTAAAAGTGACGTCAAATGTTATGCCTTTGTCGTCATATTGGACTACTTCGGTTACAAATGGTGTTACCGCTTCTACAAAAGATTGAGGTGTGTCGTTTACAGAATACAAGTATATTATGTCGTGTTTTGTATATTGACGCAACATTTTGAAGAAATATAATTCGAGTTCTAAATATACTGGGTTTTTTCCAAAATGGATGATGGCAAATGCGCATTTATTGCTTTCTACGGGTCTCATAGCTGCCGCTGATGCTGTCATTGGCGCTGGCATTGCTGATGCTGTTGCTTTATGTTTTACTGCTACACTTGTTCCTGGAGGTCTTATTGATACTGCTGCTGCTGCTGAAGGTCTTTCATAATTAGTATTTGGTCTAGTTGCTGCTGATGAAGGTCTTTCATAATTAGTATTGTAAGGTCTTGATTCATTAGTACGATTATTGTTATTATTGTTATAAGGTCTTGATTCATTACCACGATTATTGTTGTTATTATTATTATTGTTATAAGGTCTTGATTCATTAGCACGATTATTGTTGTTATTATTGTTATAAGGTCTTGAATCATATGCTTCACTAACTCCAGCCCTTCTATCATTTGTTTCACTGCCTCTTCTTGTATCATCTCTATTACTAGTATAATATCGTTTTGTATCCCATTTTTCACTCATTATTGCTATATATTATAATGAGTGAAAATATATAAATATTATTTTTATTTTTAATTATAATCATCATCATTATCCGGGTCGTGTTCGTCACCAAATGGGTCACCATCATCATTATCTTCATTAATATCACCCATTCGTACTTCATCATTATTTACAAATTCATCAGTAGCCATTTCATCCAACGCATCTTCAAGAAACATATCAACATTTCTATCAGTAACATTTGTATTACGACGCCTTACAGTCTTCTCTATTTCAGCAATCTGCTCAGTCATCTGTTTTTCTTGGTCGTAATTCTCCGGGTCATATTCTTTAATGCCTTTTGTTAGACCTTTACTCCAAACACCAAGTTTATTTGCTTTCAAAATAGTATCCACCGCTCTCTCTTCTTCGGTTAAATTCTGTAAACGGTCAGTAAATGTATACTTTTCACTTTCCTTCAGTTTAAACACACGGTCCATTACTGAATCATATGACATGTCAATTGTATCTTTTGAATTCATCATCATTGTAATATAAGCAACTAACAATCTACCCACAGTTTCTTGTAATTTAACTACATCACCTTCTATATATTGCTGTTCAGTTTCACTAAATCGCAATTGTTGTTCTATTAAAAAGTCAGCACTGTAAATTGTGTCTGATTCATCTTCGGGTGTAATTAACATTCGTGAAAGCATCTTAGGGTCTTTTGTTAGATTTATGTATTCAATAAATATTTGTAGTGTATAATATTCAAATAATAGTGTTGCCATTCGCTTGTCAAAAACTGAATATGTTTCTAAAACGGGTTCTTCTTCATCAATGTTATCGCCAGCTTTTTCGCTTGCTTTATCGCCACCTGTTTTGTCTTTTTGACTATTATATCCACCAATTTGAATACTTGTTAGTGCCGGTGTTATATTTGCCAATAAAACAAGATTTCTACATTTGCTTTGTATCTCATACAAAATATTTGTAATTGAGTTGTTACCGTAAAATTTCTTCAATGGCTCATAATAACTCTCCACAATATTTTTCAAATCGTTGGCATGCGTCTCTGACAATCCCCAATAACTTGGCGATTCAAGCGTCTGTGTTTGCTTATTAAGAATCATTGTGGGTATTACATTCGACAACATTGAAATAAACGTCTTGTAAAAATTAATATAATTATACATCGAGTCATCTGATATTTTCATATTCTTATTTCTAGGTTTCAAATCAGAGTCCCAGACCGTCAAATCTTTTAAGAAACTGGTAATTCTTCTCAGCTCACCAGTGCCTACCTTTGCTTTTCTTTTAATAAAATCAATAATATCCTTACGCATCATATCATTTGAATGCGCCAAATGGTTCTTCATTAGTCTCATATCTTCTGTGTCTTCTTGTATAGAAATATCGTAAGTATCCAACAATGTTTCCAGCTTTTGTCTGAAACCACGACTAACAATATTGTCATCCTCATTGTCCATTTTTACCAAATGTTTTCTCAAATTATCTGAATATGATGTTTCATTATCAAACAATGAGATGCGAATTATATTATTTCTACTAACAATTTGGAACAGGCGCAAAAATGACGCCTTGTTGTAATTTCGCCCGTCTCGTTTTAGTTTTGCTATTTTTTCTTGTAACGTATCATTCTTGCTCAAATAATCCGGTTTATCAATACAAATAGTTGCCAAGTCTTCGTCAATTGGCACTGTTGACTGGAACTTACACAAATCAATAAATGCTCTGTAAATGGTCTCTTCACTGTAATTTTCTGGTATTTCAGGAAAAATACGCTTGGTATCTACTGTGCTTAACATGATTGAGCTCTGTGTTAATATCTTAATATCTTGTAATACCGCGGACAATTCTTTTACAACATTGTTATAAACGCCAATATTTGGATTATCATTTACAAAATACTCCAATGTTGTTTTATTGACATTCTCCTTCTCATTACAGCAAGCATTATCCATAAATGGATTATTTGCTGAACGCAACAATAAATCTTTCTTCTCGATTATTTGCTGTATTTCTTCTTGCATAGCCAATGAAAACGCAATGATTTTTGATTCTATAACTAACAACTTTTCAAATTGCTTGTGGCTACCTATTTTAATATCGCGCTCAAAATCCTCGTTGAAACTATCAGTGACACTTTGAAGCCCTTTAATATGAAATCGGCGCAATGGAGGCAAAAACGTCGTCCAATTGTCTAAATTATAGTCATCAGGAATGTCTTTTTCAGGATTTGTTAGTAAATACTCAACTTTTTCTCTGATTTTCTGTTCCACTTCAGGATAAGGTAACAAATATCGCACAGTAAATAGTTTAATTGTGTCGGCTAATTTCTCCTCTTTTACTTTTGACAAAGCATCCCATGGCATCACCTTGGATTTCATTTTAAACGCAACACATGATAAATAATTGAGACCACTATCATCACCTTCGCCTTCAATAGGGAAGCCACTAAATGACCTCACACAGCCGGGAAATGTCTTTCTGGTCTTTAAAGACGGGACATTTGTCTGGACACCAATTAGAAACATACCCAGTGTCAAAAACATCAATGTTTGACTGTATACCGTGCCATATTCGGGTATTTTCTTGCCTTCCTTTGCTGCTTTCTTCTCCTTTTCCTTGTAAGCTGATTCCTTATAAATGACCTTTGTGTCGTTCATTAATTCAGTCACGACTTTTATTATAAATGAACTTGAATTGTCTATATTTATACCCATATTAGATGCGAGACCATTTATTACATTTGACACTAGCTGACCCTCAGGTGATAACTTGACTTTATTAGCAATAGCACTCTTTGCTGTATTTGCTGTATTTGCTGTATTTGCTGACGCAGCACTTTGACTAGACGCATCCTCTTCCATTACTTCGCGACTCTTTACTTTGAATCCGTCCTTGTATCCCTCATCTACGTCTGACTCAATAAAGCATATTACTTCACCACTATTGACATCAGTCCAAGCATCACCATTGCTGCCAATTTTGCCAATCTGTTTAATTAACTCGTTTAATATTGTCTGATAATTATTTGGGTCTGTTACAAATACCTTTGCCAACTTGTATTTGAATAGTGGCAATAATCTGGTGTTAGTCTCTTTACAATACAACCACCATTCGTTCTCCATTTCACCATCATTAATATTAGGAATATTGTTATTGCCTTTTCTAGTAAACTTTCGAGCAAATAGCAGTATATCATTCTGCTTCTTAACAAAATCATTTTGACTCAATATTAGGTCGCGCAATTTAGTATGCGGGGATATAACTTGATTCTTAACATCTTCTAAGGCTTTTAATCCAAGTTCGTATTTCTCATTATTATATCTTAAAAACGCACGACTTTTAATGTCTTGTAGGCGACCATAGATTTCCTTATAATACTTGACCTTGGCTTGTATTTTCGCATTAAAATCCTCTTTGGATATTTGATAATTTTTGTCAAATTGGTCTAATATTTCTTTCAAAGCATTAGATACCATTGTTTCACGCGCGACCTCTATTGACTCACATTCGCCATCTGATTTGTTAGTTTTGAATAAACAATCTGTCTGAATATTACATAATATATCATCATTTGGTATAAACCATTCGGGGTTTACATCTGGAACTAGTGTCCATTGATTGTCTTTTCTAATATAATATTCTAATCCAG